ATTCAAGAGGATGATGGAAGCTTTTCAAGTGGCTGGGCGGTATGCAATTTAAATGAAATTGTTGTTGCCAATCTTGAATCAAGAGAAGATTTTTTAATGGCTTGTCAATCAGCTTCTTTTTTGGGGACTTTACAAGCTAGCTATACAAATACTGGATATTTAGGAGAGGTCACCAAACGGATTATAGAGAGAGATGCTTTGATCGGCGTTTCAATGACTGGAATCATGCACAATCCAGCATTGATTGAAAATAAAAACTTGCTTCAATTGGCTTCAATGATGATCAAAGATGAGAACAAAAGAACGGCTTCACAAATTGGAATTAATCAGGCCTTAAGGTGTACAACGATTAAACCCAGTGGCAATTCGTCAACGGTGGCTGGGTGTTGTGCGGGCATTCATCCATATCATGCCAAGCACTACATAAGAAGAATGCGAATAAATAAAATCAATCCAATCTGGCATGAGATTTTAAGCAAATTGCCTGAGGTTTGCGATGATAGCGAAGCCCAAGTTGGGATCGTGTCTTTTGCTTGCGAAGCTCCTGATGGTGCTATTTTAAGAAAAGATATTGATGCTATAAGCTTTTTAGATAAAGTAGCTTTCTTTCAAAAATATTGGGTTTTACCAGGGACTAAAGACATTGAAAATCAACAAGGCTTAACGCATAATGTATCCAATACTTGTAGCGTTAAAGCCGATGAATGGGAATCGGTGATAGATAAAATTTGGAGTCTTAGAAGTGAAGTAAAGGGAATCAGCTTATTATCAGATTACGGCGATATGGTCTATAAAAATGCACCCTATGAAACCAGCGATATAAATGATGCTAAATATCAATCGCTCTTGAATGCCGATTGGTCAAAGGTTGATTTAGAATTGGGCGGCTATGTTGAACCCGTTCAAGCTGATCCAGCTTGTTCAGGTGGTGTTTGTTCTCTATGATTGTCTTAGTACCGTCAATTTAAGCTTTAGGCCGTCTTGTTCAGCTAAACACAAATAACGCTTAACTACACCAAGCTTTGACTTGATAGCAAAGACCATATTTTGATCGATTGCAATTGATAAGCCTGGTGATAAATTGATCTCTTTATGTTGCTTGTTATCCATATCCCAAATGAGATTCAAATCATCTTGAATAACATTCTTTAAAGAAGCCTTCTCAATCTCCGAGAACTTGGAATTGTCTTGATAGTCAACATTAACAAAGCTTGGTTCATCTTGAACTGGTGCTGGAGCTTCTTCTATTGCTGGTTCAAATGTTGGCATTATTTGAGTTGGTGCTATTGTTGGCATTGATTGAGGGATTGGCGTAACAATTGGCATTGGTTGAGGAAGTGAAGCTTTTTTTGTTGTCTTTGTAGCTGGCTTCTCTGAATGAATGGGTGTGTCAAGTTCAGCTGATAGAATAGATAGTCTTTCATCTTCATTCATATCCATAGAATCAGCAAGCTCAATGGCATCATAGCCGCTTATGACGTCGCCAAACACGTCACGAACGGCCATTGATTTACACCTTGCCATTAGCATTTGTTTTGGCATATTTTGCCATTGCTGGTTTCTTGTCAATCCTTGCTTTTGCGCCATCTCAATTGTGAAAGAAACGGTATACTTTTGATGATTGTCAGCTCTCTGAAACTCTAAGCAACATTCAGTATCAGTATTTTTTAAAACCTTCCATGATTCACACTTGGGGGAAGCGATAGCAATACCAAACATAGCACTAGCTTGATATGCGATCTTGCCTTTTAGAACATACATTTTTTCCATGACTTGGGCTATATTCCAACTATGCATAACGCCATAAGACAAGAAGGCGGTGATCAGTTGTTGAGGAGTCCAACCAGTGTTTGAGGTGAGATATTGAGCTACTGGAATCAACTTTTCCATTGTGCTTGCGATCGCGATAGTATCTTCTAAGGCATCATGTAGTTTTTGAGAGGTCATTTCTATGGTCCTAATCGGTGAGTTTAAAGAGTGATGAAACGAGTTGCAAAATTGATATTTGCTAAATCACTTGAGGCGGCTTGGAATAAAGAATAGTTGGTTTCAGTTGAGTTAATCACATTTCCCGCAAGCGAAACCGACTTGAATACATAAATATCATCATCGTAAATACATAAGTATTTAGTGATAATGCAAATATCACTAAGCTGAACCTGAAGGACAATAGCATTTTGTTCTTGGCATAAATGCAAAGGCTTTACACTAAGTCTATCAGCCATGACTTGAATGTAATGATATAGGCTTTGAGCATTTCTATTATCCTCTTGGAAGCTGGAGCTTTTGAGGTAGTACATAAGGCTTTTTAACTGGTTCATTTTTTTACCTTTTTTGGAATCGAGTTTTGATTTTTAGCAAGCTTGTCATGCTTGTAATGACATTGTAAATGAAATTCTTTACGTTGTCAAGAAAAAAATTTACATTGTCAAGAAAAAAATTTACAAGGCTTATATATCAGATAGCCGTTGCCTTGATTTGTCAAAATGGACTTTGGCAACACCAATTGAGCCATGTCGATTTTTTACTATCCCCAGTTCCATCACATCCCTATCTGAAGTCATCGCGTTATATACTTCATCACGATAGAGCATCATAACCAAGTCGGCGTCTTGCTCAATCGCTCCTGACTCCCTGAGATCACCTAAAGATGGTCTTTTATCGGTTCTGGACTCAACCCCACGATTGATCTGAGCCAGTGCTATGACTGGGCAATCCATCAACTTGGAGAGCTGCTTTAGTCCACGACTGATAGAAGCGATCTCTTGCTCACGAATTTGATTTTTATTGCTTGAATCTCCAGTCATGAGCTGGAGATAGTCCACTATAATCAAGCCAACTTTTTCAGCCTTTATTCTCTCAACCTCGGTTTTTAGCCTCAAATAAGATTTGGCGTCTTCAACCAGGTCTTGATCGACACCATCAAGAGTATCGATATCACCAACCCTTGATCGTAACGCGCTCAGTGCAACCAGCATTGAATCAATATTGGTTGAATTTTTGAGCTGAGTACACCTATCAATAAGCGCGGTTATAGAGAGCTTGCTATCATCAAAAATCCTTAAATTTAAATAGCTTATTTCACTAGCGGCCTTGTTTAGATTTTCTAAATCCCTGGGGGTAGCTCCAGCCATACCAGCATTTAAAATCGAGTGGTCAATATCGCCAACCGATGAAATCAGCCTTTTTACTAGCTGGGTTTTAGGCATTTCAAGAGAAACAAAAAGCGTTCTTCCTTCGTGTTTTAATTTGGCGAAATGAAGAGCTACCGCGGTTTTACCCATAGCTGGACGGCCAGCGATGATATATAGGCATCCTCTTTGAAGCCTAAAAATCGAGTCTAAACTGGTTAAGCCGGTTGAGGTGCCAGCGTCAAAATTTTGGATGGATTGAATCGTCTCCATCACTGCATCCAGCATCGTCTCATTTTTTTTAGGCTTTAGAGATGCTAGTAAATCAAGGCTTTTTCTTTCAAGAGCATCAGCTTCTTCGCTGGACATGATCTTCATGTGCTCGCTTTTCAATGCCGCAATTCTTGATAGACCCACTCGCATGAGATGGCTGAGATATTCTTCACATATAACCCTGGCATAGGCTGGACTACAAAAAATAGGCATTGTAGCGGTAGTCATGATCAGATCAAGAATCACCTCTGGAGAATCCATCTCAGGCAAGTCTCTGAGATTGTGAAGATACCGCGCCTTGTATTCATCATGAACGGCAAGCCAATATATAGGGAAATCTTGCCCGGCTTGCCTTCGCTTCTCTCTGAGTCTAAGGCACATCCTAAAAATCATTCGGTAGGACTCAGAGATCATACAGCTCTCATCTGGGATCGATTCAAAGATAGCGTCTTGAATCTCTTTCGGTCCATGAACTAAATTGATTATTATGTCGGCAGCTCGAAATAACGCGGTTTTATTTTTTTCTTGAAAGGTTTTTTCACATAGATAATCAAGGTCAAATGGTTTAGACCGGTCATTCATTTTACATTACTCTAAGCCATACAAGGCATACATACATAGCAAGGCATAAGCCTATGAGGAAGATCAGATTTAGAAGAAAATATGCGATAGCTGGAAGCATCGAAATTTTCTCTTGTTTTGGAAGGTGGATGATTGGAAAGTAGCCAGCTTGTGGGCCGTTGTCTTTGATCTCATCGTCAAGAACTGGCGCATCATGGTCTTGAAAGTGGTTCATTTTATTTAACCTTTGTTGCGAATTGTAGACATAGAGGATATGCATACAAGAAAAACTGGTGATTGACTCCAGTGCACTCTTGCATTCTCAAAGCGAATTTTAGAGAGGGGACTGGGAGAGCCAAATGCTGAGATAGATTTTGGCGTGTCATGCCAGCTTCTAAAGCGATTTCAGCGATTGACTTTTGAGTGAGCTCTGAGAGCTTGATTGCTTTTGGGTTGGTTTTGCTATTCATGGTGGCCTTGATTATAGTTGTACTACATAGCATTGCATTGCATTAGAAAAGAAATCAGCATCATCTCTTGATTCAACTTCTTCAAAAAACTCAACATCGCTTAGATCAGACCAAAAGCTTGGCTCTTCGCTATATGCATGACCTTGAACAAAGCCATCTTCTTGCTCTACGATATGAAAATAAGTTGTGGTTCCTTCTAAAGAGTAGAATTCGAATGATGCTGAGTGATTTAGGTTTTTCATTTTGAAATCCTTTGATTTTGTTGGTGGTTTTTTTACCGAGCTTTGTTGCTCATGACCTCATGGTAACATATTTTTTTTATATGTCAAGAAAAAAATTTACATTGTCAATAAAAAAATTTACATTGTAAAGAAAATCGTTTACAATGATAGAAAAGGAGACGACATGAGAGTAAATTTCATCAGAATGACTATAAACGCGGCTAAGCACCCAGGAATCAATTCAATAGCCAATGGTCTAAGAATGATCATCAGGCTTTTAGAAATCTATGGACCTGAAAGAGAATCATCAGTTTTAATTGGTAAAGAGGCAACTAATCAATGGATTGGCAATAATGGTGGATTGAGCAAATACCAGGTTCAGCATTGTCTTGATCAGCTCTCTCAGATCATCATCGAAGATCAGCCTCTGATCAAAATAGAAGTCAAATTTGTACCAGGCAAAGGCAATCAACGATTTATCGATTTATTCGGACTTCAAAAGCTGGATTGTGATTTTACCACCTTCTTCAATCGCTATTGTAATGAAGCCAAAACCAAGGCTAAAAAGGTTGAAAAAGATGACTCCTTGGTCAAGTCTACCTTGGTCAAGTCCACCTTGGTCAAGTCCACCTTGGTCAAGTCCGCCTTGGTCAAGTCCACTCGACCAATAAGTATGAATAATAATCCTAAAGGATTATTATTTAGACCAAATGAAAATCTTGACGATTTTCAAGTGGTCAATAAGCATAAAGATGATATTGAGGAAGCTAAACCCATTGAGCAACCTAAACCAATAATTGAAGCTTCTAAGTCTAAGGTTTTTGGCAATAAGCTATTCAATAGCCATCAGTTCAAATTTGATGCATTTCATATTCAAGAGAAGCTCGGTGGAAGCTGGAAGCATGATCCAAGTAAACCTAAATCAATGAACTCAACAAACCTTATTCCATTCAAGGTAATAAAGGAAGCCAATGACTCCTTAGAGATTGAGGATTCAAGATTTATTGAACTAAGCATGATGATTGATGACATTCACAAGCTGGATACTGGAAGCTACTTCTTTGAACCAAATGAGAGAGCATTATTCTATAGGGTGGTTCGTGCTATGGTCTTTGAGCATACCAAAGACTTCAATCATATATGGATAGATCAGGATAACTTGAATCGTATAAATTGGATTGGCAAAAGACCAGCTGATATTTTATTCATTGACTCAAATGGCTTTGACGATTTAAGCTTTATTGACGGTCTAAGCCTTCCCATTATCATCTTGAAGGCTGATAAGCTGGATGCCATTTAATTCAAGAAATGCAAGGCCTGAATGAGTCCACCTATCACCACTTGTAAAATACACTTTTTTGATACCTGATTGAACAATCAGCTTTGCACATACCAAGCATGGTGGAGCGGTTACTATCATTGATGATCCTTCTAAAGCAATCCCTTCACAAGCAGCGTTAGAAATCGCATTGACTTCAGCATGAATACAACCTACTTCAATTCTTTCACCGCTTTGAATTCCTTGTTCATCTCTTTGACAACAATCACCACCACATAATTTAAGTGTACTCTTCCTAGCTTGACCATTAAACCCAGTGCTTAAAATAGTCTTTCTATCTTCTCTAAAAATTAAGCTTCCAACCTTTGCACGAGTACAAGGGCTTTGAGAGCTGATCAGGCTTGCAATATCCAACATGGTCTTATTCATATATCCTCAACAATCTTGACAATAGTCTTTAAGGGAATGTCTGCAATCCAGCTCTTTTGATAGCCTGATGATCATTTTTGAGCGCTGGCCACACTTGCCAGCATTACCAACGGCATATTTACCCAGTGCTTCACAAGTGCTTTTAGTCCTATCAATCCAATATCGCAATGCGATTAGACCGGCTTCAATATCGCTACAGTTTGAGCAATCAATAAATTTTCTTTTGACTTGTAAAGCACCAATGGCACCAGCCTTAGAAACTACCTTTTTATCAAATCGAGATTCGTGATAACTCAAGGCCAATGCAAGAAATGGGTTGATTTTATATTCAATTGCTGATTTAGCCACCTCAAGGCAAGTATCGACTCTTGATTGATTGGGCAATCGTTCAGCTATTGAAGCTAGGTATAAGCAAACTCCTAAAAAATCATTCATCATCATCTTCCTCTTCATCTTCATCTTCAGTTTCATCTAAAAATTCTAAATCATCATAAGCATTGAAATACGATGATTTTACACAACCTTGACAAAATCGATATTCAAAGCCTTGTAAATAATCTAATCCTTGAAGGGCTTCTCCACACTTAACGCATCTTGACATTTAATCAGCTCCATACTTTGAGGAAAATAAGAACTGGTCAATCTTAACACCGCTTCAGCATAATCTCTAATCTCTTTTTGAGCATGATGCTCTAATCTCAACTCAAGAAAGTTCATGATAGCTTGTAATGAAGCGGTCCAAATGGCTTTTGAATAGCTTCCAACTGGTAGCAAGCTTCTTGCTTGTTCTCTACATACTCCTAAATCAAGAAGCTTCAAATAGTTTCTATATGCCAGCTTATAAGATTGATGCAGCAAATCCATTGCTTCATCTTGATCTTCTACGAGACCAATTGAACCTTGCTTGTTTTTATCATCTTGCTTTCTAAACTCAATAGGATAAAAAAATTCCTCATCAGGGACTTGCACATATCGAGCAGATACTTCATTCCAAGAGCATCCCACTTGGTGCTTCATCCATTGACGAAGAACGAAAATTGGAGCTTTAATTTCAAAGCGAATAAAACAATGCCTAAATGGCGAAGTATGTTTATGATCCCACAAATATCTTAGTAGCTTTTTATCTCTTTCACTCCATACGGTAGAGGCCTTATCATACGATACACGAGCCGTATTCACAACCATCAAGTCATCACCCATGACACAACCGGGATTGATTCGAATATACCCATCATAGACGGAAATTTCACTTGTCATTTTTTTTATTTCTCCTAATAAAATATTTTAAAACATTTTAGAATTATTTTTGTTAGTATTGTGTTATTATAAACAAGAAACACATGAAAGGGAAAAAAAATGCAAAAGCTTCACGATATATATGCTCTATGCCTCAGCTTATCCAAGGATGATTTTAAAACCTATTATTTCCAATCAATCAAATATTTCAATGTCAAGCTATTATACGATAAAGTGGAAATTGTATGCCATGAATTAGATGGCTATACATATATCCATATTACAGTTGATGAAATAGAAAATTGTTTTAGAGTTGAAATAATGTCAACCAATAAAGGTGTGAATCGAGGCGGATTAACATATCGACAATTTTACAATTTATGCAGCCTAAAAGAGGCTATTAAAATACCTCAATCCGCCCAAACTTCCGGAATCATTAAAAATTATCATTCAAGAGAAAACAAAAAATTTATACAAACCTACTTCACAGATCCACATAGCTTTTTAAACGAGTTTTTAGATGAAAAACCATGATTGGGACTTGGTTTTTATTGCACTCCACTTTTTCTTTTCATATTAAAGGAACCTATGATTAACCATATCATCTTGGCCGGCAGAGCTGGCAAGGACTTTGAGCTTAAAACAATTGGCAATTTTAAAAAAGCCGTTGGTTCTATAGCCTATCAACCTAAAAAATCTGATGCTACTAGCTGGTTCAACGTTGAGATCATTAGTTTTAATAGCAATGATTCAACCGCCGTTAATGCAGCCAATTTAATCAAAAAAGGGATGCTTGTTCTCGTTGAAGGCAAAATGATTGGCTTCACAAACTCGGAGGGAAAAACCTATTGGAAGCTCGAAGCTACCAAGTTTGATTTACTGGATAACAAGGATACAACAATTGAAAAAGCATAGACGCCGTTCATATACAACCTATCTAAATGAAACATTAATTCAAAAAATAGATGAGGTTGCTTCAGCTCTAAAATGCCAGCCTTCAAAAGTTATTGAAACAACCATTGTTGCCATATTAGATAATCCACCAGTTGAAGCTATTGAATACCTCAAAGGGATTGATATTGATGATGGCATAGAAAAGATTTCAAAAAAGATTTATCAGATTGAAAAATGAGTTTAGAAAATTTAAAAAAGCTCAAAGCTAAACAAGATCAACCGATAGCCATTGGGTCATCAACTGGATCAGCTCATGCACCTATGACTAAGAGCGATCTAAAAAAAGAGCAAGTACTATCGCTGATAGCACAAGGCCATAAGCCAACACAAGCAGCGGTTAGGTGTGGAGTATATCCACAAACCTTTTATGGCTGGAAAAAGAAAGATCAAAAGTTTGCTTTTGATATTGAACAAGCCGTACTGGCATATCGTGGCTATTTGCTAGGCCTCGTTAAATCAGCCGCTGAAGCTGGAGATTGGAAAGCGGCTAAATTTTTATTGGAGCGCCAATTTAAGGATGAGTTTGGAGAAAAACAAATATTTGAAATTAGCGAAGCTCAAGATAAAAAGTCAATTGTCATTGATATGATCAACCAACTCCGAGGGGTTGAGGTTGATGAGAAGCCAAAGGTTGATGAGGCTGATGAGGTCGATGAGGATGAATAAATTAAAATTAAATGAGCTACAAGCGACTCTTATTAAAAGGCTACTTGTATCAGATGACCATTTTATATCAGTTAGAGCTGGCTGGGGTAGTGGCAAGACTTCGGCTTTAGTATTTGCATTGGCGGTATGGAGTGAAGCACATCCCAATAAATCCAGCCTTCTCATCACTGATACCGCTGGAAGATATAGGCAGGTTTTAGCCCCTGAGATTCAAAAGTGGATGGTTCCTGAAGGCTGGGTTTATAATGGACTTAACTCGTGCTGGACTACTCCAAACAATCACACGATTTATACACGATCTTATTTTAGACCAGGCACACAAGACGCAAGCCAAAATTCTTTAGAGGGGTTGAATATAACTTCGGGCCTAGCGGTGATTGATGAATGCCAGATGCTAAACGAAGAGGTGGCTATTGTGAACCAATTCTTTTTTCAAGTCATGTTAATAAAGCTAATTTGTCAAGTGATTGGTTCGAAGCAATCAAGAACCTACCTGAAGAAGAACGGCTGGCAATGGTGGAGAACCAACCAAAACCAAAGAGTGGTATGATTTACAATGAGTGGACTATGAATCATATTATCGATGGCTGGGAATATAATCCCAATTGGAGCGGTCGCATTGCTATCGATTTCGGATTTAGAAAACCTAGTGTTTTAATTCTTGTGCATGATCCCAATTTGAAGGCCGATATTATTTGTGCTGAAATTAATCCCCAAGAAATAACCCTAAATGAATTGGCAAAGTTAATTTTGAGCAAAGCAGCCCCTCGCGCTTTGAAAGATAGATTTCCAAATACGATACTTTTAGATGGTGCTTGCGGTGATAAAGCTGGAGCCCAACGCTCAGATAGAACCGCTCAATCATCTTTTAGAGAGCTGAAGCTCGATCCTAATGAAGGAGGAATTGGAATGCCTTTTAAATGGGTGACTGATCCAATTAGAACCGACATTATGAACGGAGTTTTAAGGGTTAAAAGACTGATTGGCCAAAGAAAAATATTATGTACAAGGGAAGTTTGGGAAGCTGGAGAGCGTGCAAGTGGCAATTCTTTTCGAAAGGCCATCTTGTCTTATGCCTGGGATAATAAGGAAGCCCCTAAAAAGGATGGAAGGGAAGACCCTTTAGACGCTCTAAGATATGATGTCATCAATTGGCTTTGGAGAGATTCCGATTTGCCTTCAATCATCAAGTCGGTTGAGCCAGTCATATCATCTCAAATCAAATACAACAGTTTATTTTCTAAGACAAAAGGATTTTAAAATGTATCACTTAGATTTAGACCCGCGCTTATGTGCTTTAGAAGATAGATTAAATGATCCAGCATATCAGCCCCCAGTTAATGATGATAAGGCTTTATCAGCTGATGAAATACTATCTTTTATGACGACATTTAAGACATGGAAGACAATCGCTAAGGAGATGAATATTTCATATAATAAATTAACCTATTGGGCATATAAGTATAAGATACAAAGGCCTAAAAAACCAGATGCTAAACCTAATGCAATTAAAATGATTAGAATCAGTGATGAGCAATTTATGAATGCTTATTCTAAAGATAAATCGATTAGGGAAATAGCAAGAGAATTAAAAATATCAGATCGACGAATCAAGAATATTATGCATAGACTAGGCTTAGAAGACCATCCTAAGAGGAGAGGTAAAAAAGATTT